GATGAGTATAATTACCATCCATAAACAATTGCACTAAAGTGTTTCTTGCTCTCGTTATTAATGATTCATTACCAATAGTGCCAAATTGTAGTTCTATTTTATTTTGAGCAGATAAGGAAACTAATTGCATACAACTTTTAAAATAATCTGATGTTAGCATGCCTCCATAACACGGAGTTCCTACGAATAATTTTGTCATTCAGATTCTTTATAAAAAATATTAAGTGTGTACCTTTTAGAACTGTCTCCAAAAGATTGTAAATCAGAATGAGGTATTTTGCTACCATTAAAAAATAAAGCTCTATTTTCAATAAAACCAATGTGAGAGGATAGTGATTTACCTGTCATAAATCCTGTGCCGTTATTAAGAAGAGGCTGTCCCTTAACAAATAACAAAAAATTTGCAACATTGTCTTTTTCAACATCAACGTGAAAGAGAGGTTCTTTATTGTTTTGTCTTACGTGAGCGCTTACAGATATTGGCTCAAGGTTTCTGCTAGGAAAAAAATAATTCTTTATTAATTTTAACAAAGGATCACTGTGAAAACTATGAGGAAATGTGTGTCTATGGCCATAGACTTGACCTTCTGGATTTTTAACCTCTCCATAGTTAATTTTTTGAAATGTTTCCTGTAATGATTCTAATGTTTCTATAGATAAAAAATTATCTACGTACATCACAAACTCTGTATGTTTATTGTGTTGCATATTCTACCTTTAAATATTCTATTTTTCTAACCCACCCTCTTGGTATGGCTATTGCACCTCCACCATGATTGTCATCTTTATCAACACACCATGATCTCATAATAACTATCTTGTCATCGTTATTTACAACCATGTATCCCACTTCTTGGCAAACGGCTAACGGTGCATCTAAAATTTCTTTTAAATGTAACCAACCTGTTTCCATGTCTTTTGCGTCAAGCCATGTAATTCTGACCATTGGAAAATTAATGTTAGGCATATAGTATTATTTATTTTGAGACAATTTTTTTAACTAGCTTAAGGTTGAAAGAAACTGATCTTCTTTCCTCGTTTGGAGTTCTAAAAGGATAAACCATATGAGATAGCCATGCAGGAAATAAATATATACTTCCAACTTCAGGTGTTGCTTGAAAAGCATGTCCG